GAATAGAATCAGTGGTAAGGAATTGGCTAATCGTAGGAAAAAGAAATAGATATGGCGAAATTATATTTTAAGGTAGGTAGTGACTGGGAAGAAGTTGTAAGGCTCCGTAATGAAATTGTGAAGTTAAAACAAGAGTTAATGAGCATGGATGGCACGCAGTCTCCTGCTGCTTTCAAGGCTTTGAATGCCCAACTTGCTGCATCCAACCAAAGATTGGATGAGTTGGTGACTAATGCAGCCAAAGCTGGAGCGGAGATGGAAACGGGATTCAAAAGGAAAATCTTCGATGCTTCTCAGGTCGTGAATGGATTGTCGGAAAAAATAACATTTCAACGTGGAACTATCCAACAATTGAAAAATGAATTGTCCGGTCTTAAAGACAAGTATCGTGAAGCATTAAAACAGGATGGTGATACTTCTTCCTTAGAAGCTAAAATAAGGTCTACAAATGAAAAATTGAAAGAGCAAAAAAGTTCTTTATTTAACCTTACCCAGGAACAGGCTAACGCCCGCTTGTCAGTAAAGAAGCTCCGCGATGAATATGCTTTGTATCGGCAAGATGGTGAAAAAAATGTAGATGTAACTAAGCAGGTGGAACAAGCCATGTCTAATATGGGTAAGAAACTGCTGGGAGGTTATTCAATCAAAGAATTCTTGTCAAGTATGATTCGTGTTCGTGGCGAATTTCAATCCATGCAGACCGATATTGAGACTATGGTTGGAAAGGATATGGCAGGGCAACTGATTCCGCAAATCAAGGAGCTGGCTAAGATTTCTCCACTTACTATGTCAGATATGGTTGGAGCAGAAAAGATGATGCTTGGATTTAACATACAAGCAGAAGACACTATCAAATACTTGAAAGCCATTAGTGATATTTCTATGGGGGAATCCAGTAAGTTCAATTCGCTAACTTTGGCATTTTCACAGATGTCAGCAGCGGGTAAACTTATGGGGCAGGATTTGAATCAAATGATAAACGCTGGATTCAACCCGTTACAGATTATCTCCGAAAAGACCGGAAAATCTATCGCAACTTTGAAAGATGAAATGTCCAAAGGTGCTGTTTCCGCTGAAATGGTTCAACAGGCATTCATTGATGCAACTTCCGCAGGTGGTAAGTTCTATAATATGTCTGAGAATGCCTCAAAGACTATCAATGGTCAGTTGTCTATGATGCAGGATGCTTTGGATTCCGTGTTTAACGAATTGGGAACAAAGTCGGAAAGTGTTATCATGGACGGTATTCAAATGACAACTTCGTTGATTCAGAATTATGAAACAGTAGGTAAGATCTTGGCTGGATTAGTGGTTACTTATGGTACATACCGGACCGCAGTGATGCTTGTTACTGCTGCCGAAAGTAAACATACTCTTGTGGAGATTGGACTTACCAATGCCCGTTTATTGGCACGAAAAGCGCAGTTAGCTTTAAACGCTGCAATGCTTACCAATCCTTATGTGTTGTTGGCAACGGCGGTTGTAGGGCTTGGAGCTGCCATGTGGGCATTATCCGACAGCACAACATCTGCTGAACGTGCTTTGGACTCGTACAACAAGAAAATAGAAAAACTCAACACGGACGAAGAAGATCGGAAACGTACTTTGGAAGGTCTTGTTAGCACCATTAATAGCGAGGTGGAAGCCGAGACCACTAAACTTAAAGCTTTAAAAGATATTGAGGAACTATATCCAGCACTCTTTAGGAAATATGTTGATGAGAAAGGCCATATACAGGATTTGACAGGTTTTTGGAAGGCATATAATGAAGAAGTTGTAAAATCCAGAACACTGTCAAAACAGGCTATAGTCGAGTCCTTGGAACAACAGATAAAAAGTGCGGAATGGGCTTATAATTTAGCTAAGAAGGAGAACAACCGTTCCGAAATGAAGGTTCAGGCACAGCGTATCGAAGACCTGAAAAATGAATTGGCAAACGCAAGAAAAGATGTCTTGTCAGAAATCAATACCCAATTGGAAGTTGAGAACAGACAGGAAACACAAGAAACTACATATCAAGAGGATTTGGCAAATGCTAAAGTCGAATGGGAGAAAGCGAAAAAAGGGTACGAGGCCTTAATCAAAGATCAGACGGCTACATCGAAACAGGTGAAAGAAGCCAAAGATAAGATGGAGGCATCCGAAAAGACATACAAGGAGCTGGGCGGAGTAACCGGAAGCGCACTGACCAGACAGGAAAATCTAGCAAAAAAGCAAAAAGAAAATCAGGAAAAGCTGGACGAACAACTTCTTTCACTTCACCGTCAGAACCAACAGGATGAAATCAACCTGATGAGAGAAGGCACGGAAAAGAAGTTGAAACAGATTGACCTTGATTATCAGAAACAGATTGATGCGATAAGAAAACAGGAGGAAGAATGGAGCAAAGCCGGTAACGGTAAGCTGACCGACAAGCAGGCACAGAAAATTTCAGAAGCTTATACCAATGCCGAAAGTATGAGAGATAAAGATATTTCCGATGTAACTGAAGGACAGCTGAAAGCCGAACAACAGGCTTTGAACGACTACTTGAAAGAATATGGCACGTTCCAGCAGCAGAAATTGGCTATCGCCCAAGAGTATGCGGAAAAAATAAGGAAAGCACAGGAAGAAAACGGTGTTAATAGTGCACAAGTAAAGTTACTGGAGAAACAACGTGATGTTGCCATACAGAACAAGGAAACAGAAGCCATAAAAGCCAATATAGATTGGGTTACTGTGTTCGGTGAGTTTGGTTCCATGTTTTCCGACATGATAAAGCCCGCCTTGGACGAAGCGAAAAAATATGTACGGACTGACAAGTTCAAGAACTCCGATCAGGCAAGCCAGAAATCATTGATTGACGCCATCAGCCAGATGGAAAAGTCTTTGGGTGGTACAAGTGGAGTCAACTTCAAGAAACTTGGAGAGGATGTAAAAGCCTATCAAATAGCAGAACAGAATCGTATCAGTGCCATAGGGATTGAAACAGCTGCTTTGGAAAGACTAAAGAAATCACAGGATGATTACACCAAAGCGCAGAAGGGCGGAACGGAAAGTGAGAAACAAGCCGCAGCAAACGCTCTTGAAACAGCACGGCAGAATGCTGACATTGCATCCGCCAATGTGAAGACACAGACTGATATCGCCAATCAGGCCCAGCGTAATGTGACTGATACCGCCACCATACTGAAAGCAAGCATGGAAAATTTATTGGGAGGCTTGCAGCAGATTTCATCCGGTGGATTGTATAACGCATATAGCGGAATTATCAAAACCGTGAACGGATTCAAAGACGTGATAGGCAAGACGTCAGAATCTCTTAAGGAGGTCCCCATTGTCGGATGGATTCTGTCCATCATTGACGTACTCAAAGACGGATTGAGCAATCTTGTGGGTGGTTTGCTTGACGCTGTCCTGAATGCAGTCAGCGGAATTATCGGTGATGTCTTGTCAGGGGATTTGTTTGTCACAATCGGCAGGTCATTGAGGGACGGCATAGGAAACATCCTGAACGCGATCTCATTCGGAGGCTTCAACTCCCTGTTTGGAATAGGTGGAAACGCCAAGGAAGTACAGGAAACGATAGACAGGCTGACGAACAGGAATGAAACTTTGCAAACGGCCATCGAGGATCTGACTGACGAGATGAAGGCAAGCAGGGGAATGAAATCGGTTGAATCTTACAAGGAAGCTGTAAAATATCAGGAGGAAGTCAATAAAAACTATCTGCAAATAGCAAAGGAGCAAGCCGGATATCATAAGAGCCACGGCAGTTGGCAGCATTATCTGAAATGGACGGATGAAATGCTGGAACACGCAAGAAAAGCTACCGGTATGCAGGATTTCTCCGGCACTGATTCCTTGTGGAATCTGACCCCCGAACAGATGAAGGCTCTACGGTCGGACGTATGGTTATGGGATATCATGGAATCTTCCGGTAAGGGAGGTTACGGTGAGCGTGTTACCGACAAGCTGGATGATTATATAGAGCAGGCAGGAAAACTGGAAGAACTGACCGACAGTCTTTATGAGGGCTTGATCGGAATGTCATTCGATTCCATGTATGACAGTTTTGTAAGCAGTCTGATGGATATGGAGAAGAGTGCGGAGGATTTTGCTGATGACATATCCAAATATTTCATGCAAGCGATGCTGTCAAATGCCATCGGTGAACAGTTTAGTGACAAACTGAGGGCATGGTATGATAAATTCGGTGAAGCCATGAAGGATGATGGTACGCTTGACAATAATGAGCGTAAGGAGCTGATGGATGAATACATGGGTTATGTGGACGAAGCCATGAAGCTCCGTGACGAACTTGCCGCAGCAACCGGATATGATAAGATTTCGCAAGAATCAACATCCCAGTCAGCTTCATCCAAAGGTTTTCAGGAAATGAGTCAAGATACTGGCGAAGGGTTGAACGGTAGGTTTACAGCATTGCAGATTGCAGGAGAAGAAATAAAGAATCAGAATATTATTCAATCTCAATCACTTAATCTACTAACAGTAAAAGCAGATGCTCTACTTTCCATAGATACGGAAACAAGAAATATTGCTGATGATACGCGGGATTTGATAGCGCAATCCTATCTTGAATTGGTACAGATTTCAGAAAATACAGGGGCAATCGTCAAACCTATTCAACAGATGCAAAGAGATATAGCAGAAGTTAAAAAGAATACAGCAAAATTATAGTCTATGGATGAATTATTAATTAATGGCGAAAACGCTTATACAACATGGGGTGTGAGAATGGGAGAGGGGTTTCTTGATGTTATTGGGGCATCCGCTCCCATGAAGGATTTTATTGAGAACAAAAGCCGACTTGAACATGGGAAACGGGTAATAATCAATAATCCTAAAGTCGATGAGAGGGAAATAACTCTTTCGTTCACTATCGAGGGTAATTCTCAGTCTGATTATCAATCAAAGAAAAAAGCTTTCTTCAATGAGCTTTATAAAGGTAAGGTTGATATTCAGATTCCTGCTAATAGTAGCGAGGTTTACCATCTTATTTATACTGGCAAGAGTGTCACTTACGCACAGAGTTTAGACCGAACTTTCGGAAAAATTTCAGCCAAGTTTAACGAGCCAAATCCGGCAAACAGAAGCTAATTCACGACATTGGTTTTATTGTCGTGTATGTGAGTGCTCAAAATTGGGCACTCTTTTTTTTATCCCCGAACTTTGAAGACATGGAACAAATCGACATCAAAGACATATCCGGTGCTATCCTGCTTACAACTTTGATCAATGAAGGCTGCAAGCGTAAGTTCACTCTGATGAAGGAGGACTACATCATGTTAAAGTTCTCCTTAGAGAATCCCATATATTTCAAACTTGGCTCATACGTGGAATGTAACTTCGGATTGTTCGAGGTGTGCGACTTGCAGAAGCCCGCATTCAACACCAATACCGCCGGCTACGATTACGAATTAAGACTTGACGCCTACTACTGGAAATGGAAAAACAAAATCTTCAAATATACCCCGGAGACGACCGGACAGGAGGCGTCCTGGAACCTGACCGCTCCGCTTGACGTACAAGCCGGTATAGTCCTTAGAAATTTGAAAGCTCTTGGTTACACATACAAAGGACAGGATTTTGTTTTCTCCATTGATTCCACAGTCGAAAACAAGTCCCAGTTGATGAGTTACGATAACATCAACATCCTTGACGCTTGTTTTGAGATGGCGAAAAAATGGGATTGCGAATGTTGGGTGACTGAAAACATCATCCATTTCGGACGTTGTGAGTCTGGCGATGCGGTGGATTTCGAAATCGGGAAAAACGTGCAGGAAATGTCACAGTCAGAATCCCGGTCCACTTATGCCACCCGTATCTACGCTTTTGGTTCAACAAAGAATATCCCATCTGACTACCGTCCGGTTGACGAGACCGTGGTTGTGAACGGCGTGGTGCAGCGCAGGCTGATGCTTCCCGAAGGCACTCCTTACATTGACGCTTATCCTGATATGACTACCGAGGAAGCCGTCGAGCAGGTGGTTATCTTCGATGAAGTCTATCCCCGAAGAACGGGCATCATGTCGGATGTCACCACTATCGAAGTGACGGACAAGGTGGAGAATGAGGACGGTACAACCACCGAGGAAAAATGGAATGCCTACCGCTTTAGGGACACGGGTGTTAACTTTTCCGAGAAATATATCCTCCCCGGTCAGGAGCTGAGGATACGTTTCGCGTCCGGACTTCTCAACGGTTTGGAGTTTGCCGTGAAGTTCAATCCTGAGGGAAAGCCGGAGATATTGGAGGATGGCGGATGGAACCCTGAGGCACAGCTTTGGGAGATAGTCAGGAATGAGGACTATGGCAGACCGCTTCCTGGTGATGTGCTCTTTCCCCAGGATGGAGATGAATATGTGCTTTCCGGCTGGGACAGCACGAAAATAACCGAGCTGGGGCTTGTGGGTGCCGCCGAGCAGGAGCTGAAGGAAAAGACTGAAAAGTACGCTGCCAAATCCAAGATAGACCCGAGTACCTATGGCTGCACGATGATGTCAAATGACGCATACCGTGAGGATGGCATTCACAACCTCTACAGCATCGGTCAAAAGGTCAACCTTATCAACAAGGCTTATTTCGAGAACGGAAGGCAGTCAAGGGTTATCGGATTTGAATTCAATCTTGATTTAGCTTATGATTCCCCTATATATACTGTCGGGGAAACCGCCGCCTATTCCCGTATCGGGGAGCTGGAGGAAAAGGTTGAGAGCCTTACCCTGAAGGGACAGACCTATACGGGCGGTGGTGGCAGCGGTGTGTATGTGATCGGAAGCCACGACTCCACCCCTGCGACAGACCATAACGTGTATTCCGCATTGCGCTCCTTAGTAATGTTCCTTCGTAAGGATCAAGCGGACGGAACAAATTTCTTATTGAAGTTCGGCAAGTTCATCGACTCCATGATTGCCGGTAAAGGTGCCGGTATCTATCCTGACGGGCGCGGTCAGTTCGAGCGTCTTGAGGTACGCGGCTCCGCAGTGTTCAAGGAAATCATCTATAACCGTCTGAACGCACAGGAAGGCGACACCTCATATTCCGAGAACGGAGTCATTGAGTCCGTGGCTTTAGAGAGCGACGGAACTTATACCCTGAAATTGCGCAAGCGCTGGGAGAATGACTTCACCGCATTCCAGGAGGGTGATATAGTGTACGGGATTGTAAACAACCTCTTTTCAACGGGGGAGTATTACGCCTCGTGGATGCGCGTGCTGTCCAAGAATGTCCCGGCCAACTCCATCTCGGTGTTGTCATACCCGGACAGTGAGGTGCCGGGCGGTAAAAACTATCCTCCCACAGAGTTGACGATCATTACCAGAAGAGGAAACGCCTTCAATGAGGACAGGCAAAGCTACTGGTATTTGTCCGCCACCACGGATAAATGTCTTGTCTGGCTGGAAGGAGTAACGAAGCCTGTCTTGGAACAGAACAACTATTACATGATATTGGGGCGTTTGCCCAATTTGGATTTGTTCGACAATCTCCCCGTCAACTATAAGCACTCGTACATATTCGCCCGTGCCGGCATCTTCGGTGAACTTTACCGGGTGGACTGGCAGGGACTGCCCGTACAGGAACTGGTGGACCGTGGCTTTTGGTCGGCCGAAGTCGCGTCCTCTGACAATCCTTACACCAATACGCAGGAGCGGGCGGACACGGTTTGGCACTACGGCTGCAAATGGAAGTGCCTGATGACGGGAACAGCCGACGAACCGCAATATGCGGCGGCCGGATGGGCGATGCTGGAAGGGAACCCGGAATTTACGATAGAGATCGGCAGCACAAAGGGGTGGTATTTTGATATCGAGACTTTTTCCACAACGCTATATATTACCGGCAAGCTGTACAACCGTGACGTGACAGATCATATACTTGACGCTGATGTGAGCTGGACGCGTGATACCGGGAATGTATCAGAAGATAACGCATGGGCGGTGAAGCGTGCCGGCGCCGGGAAAAATCTTCCTCTGACGATAGATGATCTCGGACCGAATTATACCAACATGCGGGTGTGTACGTTTAAAGCACAGGCGTTATTGCGTGACGGGCAGCAGTTTGAAGTGGCGGAGAATTTTGTAACATTTTAAAATGGTTTTATACAATGGCAACAAAGCAACGAAAAATAGAAATCAACTACCGGCTGTTACAAACCAGTTGTAACATCGAGGTGGTGGGCAGCGTGCCGGACATGCAGGTCTACCAGGCTGACAAAGCTGAATACACTCCGGACTATACGCTGACACCGCTGGTCCTGTTTCCGCGGTGCAACGCCACCGATCCGGAAGCGGTGACTAAAATCGGGGCGGTCAACTCCAGGCTGACCAACATGAAGTGGTACGAGCGCATCGGAACCACACGCACACTTATCACATCGACAAACACAGGCTACAGCATTACGGAGTCCGGTGACAGCAAGGGACAGATCACAATGAAAAAAAATGTCACCGTCCTAAAACCCGTCACGCTGGAGTTTTACGCGGAATATGCCGACACACGTACCGGACAGCTGTTTACTTTTCAGATGAGCCGTCTTGTCCGCGCGGTTGACGGTACGGATGCGATCCCCGTATTGACGATAGACAGCCCGTCCACGCTGGACTGGAACCCGGTGCGTGACATCACCGCACAGACCATCACGGCTAAACTGATGGTAGGCGACACGGACGTGACGGCTACGGGCAAATGCAAGTTCTTCTGGTACCGTCTGTTGTCTACGGGAGCGCTGGAGGCGATAACCACAGGAGCAGGTGACAACGATTGGGAGTTTGTATCACTGAACAAGAATGTATATAAGATTGACCGCAATTATATAGGTGATGACATCACGATTGTCTGCAAGGCCACCTATGCGGCTTCCGGGACTCCGGCATCAACCCCGGGCACATCGGACCCGGCAGTCTCTACGGTGATACGCCGCAGGATTCCGAAGATTGAAGCCGACTGGGAGGGCGTACCTACGGGTGTTCCGGATGGGACTTACGCCATCTTTCCCAGACCCGTCATTCGGGATACCATGGGGGTTATCCCGAATCCATCCGCCATGTTTAACTGCCACTGGTACGTCAAGAAGAGCGGAGATGCCGGATATGCCAAGATTGCCGACGGATACTCTCCCAGGATACCTTTCAGCAACGGCATGATGTTAAAGCTGGAGGTGGAGGACAGAGGCCCTTACGTGGCGCTGACACAAGGCGGCAAGGTGCTCACACAGGGGGGCAAGGCGGTAGTAGTAAGAAAATTTGGATAACATTAAAAACAATAGAATTATGGCATTTTACATTAAAGTAACGAAGGAGGTTGCCGACCGGTTGCATCTGACCGATATCCGCAACAGGACAGCGGATGGCAATGTATTATTGTGGCAGGCGGACGTGGCACGTTTCCCCGGCGACACTGTGTTTGAGAGAGCCAAGGAAGCGGGCGGCATCTGCCTGACCCCGCAGGCGGCGAAAGAAGAGATAGACGGTACGGACCATCCCGTCGAAGTATTCACACCTGCCTCTTTGGGGGAGGACAACACCGAAAGCTCCGAAGGCACGGATAGTACGGAAACGACCGGGGAAGGAGGAGCGTCATGAGTTTGGCCAGCGCGACCGGACAGGTCATATTTTCGCAAAAGGGCGGCGTATACATGCCTGCCATCCAGTGTAACCAGGGAGATCTGTATCAGGAGTATATGGGCGAAGCGTCCGCGCCGACGAACATCGCACCGGATTTCGCTTCGCTCAAGCCCGTCTTGTCCTTCATTCTCACCTCTTCGCGGGTGGCGGAAGGGCTGGTGGTTCCTTCCTCCATGAAATGGTATTTCAATGATGTCGAGATCAAGTTCTCGGGCAATGTCTCCACCAACACGTTTGGCGGTGAGACGGGACATTTCAAGTTTATCCCTTACCAGCCCGGTACGACGGATTACTACGGATTGCAGATCGTCAAGAATCTGGTCAAGGCGAGCGGAGCGGCCTCTTGTACCATCAAGGGTGAAGCCACCGTGACCGTTGGGAATACCAGCGACACCGTTCAGTTCGTCTATAGCATCCCCATCACCAAGGGGGTCGGAAACCAAAAGCATGTGACGATCATTGCCGGTGACAACAAGTATTTTACCCTTCGGGACAAAGGGCAGAGCTGCATTCTGAAAGCCGTAGCGCGCATGGGCAGTGACGAGATCACTACCGGACTGGCGTACAAGTGGTACAACCAGGTCAACGGTGCGTGGAGCGTGCTGAGCGGAAAGACCACACAGACATTGACCGTCACCAACGATATGGTTGACACGACAGGTGTGTTCAGAGTGGAGGTGTACCAGGGCGGCAAGCTCATCGGTCAGGACACGCAGTCCGTAATGGATGCGTCCGATCCGTTTGATTTGATCCTGAATCCCACGCCCGAGGACGAGACCATCCGGGAAAGTGGTGACACGGTGGTCTATAAGCCCATTCTGGTCAAGCGTGGAAGTACCACCAAGTACAAGGACATGACTTTCTATTTCGTGTTCATGGACAGTGCAGGAGTAGTCCTTAACCCGTCTACTTCCGGTACAGCAGCCACTTCCGGCACGTGTACTTGGGACATGTGCCAGCAGGCAGGAGGCAACGTGGCATGGACCATCACAACCAAGGAATAAGGAGGTGATATGCCGTTGGTGACTAGAACCGGACAGGTCAGTTTTGCTCCAAAAGGTGACAAGGGAGATAAGGGAGCGCGCATGCGTATGCGTGTATGGGGGGCGTCTGTGTCTTACCTGGAGGGCAAGCAAGGGCAGCAGTTTTACGACATTGTACTTTATGACAACCTGCTGTACCTGTGCATCCGTTCGCATACGTCGGTTTCGACGGAAACCCCCAAACAGAATGTGGCTTCGGGAAAAATAAAATACTGGGAAGTAGCACAGAGCTGGACTTTTATCGCCACCAAGCTGTTGCTGACCGAGAAGATCAAGGCGTCCATGATTGATGCGGACGGTATCAGGGCGGTCAATGT